GCTAAAACGAATTGTGTATAAGTCCATCCTTTAGAGATGTTTTCATATTCATTATATGTTTTCTCGTCAAGTTCTCTCCAATTAGGAATTAAGAACGAAGAAACCTTAGCAAAGGTTTCGTCATATTTTTTACCCTTATCTGATTTTTCTTTTAGAATCTTTCTAATTTTAGTTGATACTCCGATGGTAGGAATAAAGAGCTGAATAGGAGGCTCTCCGTTTTTCGGGATTAAATTAAAACACCCATTGTCTTTATCGTAATACTTTCTAATCTTTTGATCTAATTTAAATGAAGAAAGAACTCCCGACGTAAGCTCTATATCATTTGGAATTGGACATCCTTCCTTGTTACAATTATTCTTAACCGGAATGAAAATTCTATTCTCTCCCTTAACAAATGTTAAATCCCGGATTGACATAAAGATATAAAATCTATCCTCTTGATAAAGATCAAAATGACTTAATGTTCCACCTGTCCATTTAATATTAGAGCATTTAGAAATGATATGATTTATTTTATCATCGATATCAATAGGATCGTTTTCGTCTATGGTTGAAAAATGTCTAATTTCTCCTACCTCTGCCGATCGGATGGAAAGTTCCATGCCCTCTGGATATCCAAAACCTTCGGATGGAAGATTCGCAATAGGCAATTTTTTCCACGGGGAATTCATCCCAGAGATATCAAGCATTTCTTCAACGAAGGATGCTTTTCCTAGTGATTTTGGAGCTTCTTCCTGAATAGGCGGTGCATCATAATCTAATCCGCTTTCCATTTCTCTTTTAGCGAGCTGGTCTAATGCCTGTTGATCTAAATTTTGATCCATAAATCTTTTTTATTTTATCTATCCTCTCTTTTAGTAGGGAAGATAAAATAAGATTCAAAAATACTACTTAGATTTATTTAAGTATCTCGTAAGTAAGATATAGGACAACCAAAAACAGCCGGAAATGGAGTAAAAGACTGCATCTGCAACCCAGTATGAACCACTCAGATCCATGATTAGCTTGAACAGGGCGTCGTACCCAAATGGGAGAAAGAACATTGCTAACATTAGCGAGGTATCTTTGTATAACACCAGTCTGTCTTCTTTGTTTTTTAGTTTTTTCAGTTTGTTCGTCACCGTCGTCCATATTAGGGTTTGGTTTCCTTTTAAAAGAAATGAATCAAATAAAAAGGCTTATCGGTAGGATAAGCCTTTTATATATTCTTTTTGGTGAATTATTAATTAAATACGTCCTCAAAATAATCCGCTCTAAATCTAGCAGTGATTGTATAAGGTGTGTTTCCTCCCCCTTCATATGTCAATGGAAGAGCTGTAAGGTTATCAGTAGGGAAACAATTTAAGAATTTCATTCTTCTGAAAACGTCGCCTTGCTTATTAAAAATACTAACTAGAATATAAGTTCCTCCAGCATATGTAGATTTAAGTCCCATAGCACCAGTTAATGGGTTATAAACTAAATCTGCCCATTGTCTAAGTGTTTTGTGTACATAGTTAGAATTATTATCATCTAAATTAGTCTGGAAAGTAATGCTTAGTTTAGCACCAGTGTCATCAACTGCACCACCTGCATATCTTCTGTTTGCGAATTTATATGTTTGTGTTACTGGTGTAGGAGTTTTATCTACTTCTAAACCTGTTATCTGAGTGATGTTTTCCACTAAAAGGGTTCTACCAGCATTTCCGATGGGGTTAGAAACTCCCACTGGAGGTTGTATGATAACCTCAAATTGGTTTAAATAAACTGGTTCGTATAAGCTTACTGCTGCTTTAGAACTTGTAAAATGTGGTAATCCTGCCATTTCTTTAATTTTTTATAGGACGACATCGTCAAAATAATCAACTGCCCATTGAACTCTTAAAGAGTAAATCTCAGTTCCTGTATATCTAAGATCCATTGCGTTTATTGGTGACATAATAAAGCAATCTCTACAAGTAATTCTTCTGAAAACGTCTCCTGCTTTATTGAAAACACTAATAACTATCGTTCCTGTATAATCCTTCTTTAATCCTAGTGCCCCAGTTAAAGGGTTATAGATTAGATCAGCCCATTGTCTCATGGTTTTGTAAACATACATGGAATTGTTGTCATCCAAGTTTACCTCGAAATTAATGCCCAAATCAAAACCTGTTCTTTGTGGTCTTGATCCTGCATAATATCTCTTAGCATTCTTATACATTTGAGCTGTTTCTCCTGCCGCTATATCTACTCCAAGACCCTCAATGCTTTTTACATGCTCAAGAAGGATATTTCCGTTGTTTGGATTTCCCTGAGGGACCGAAATAGCTGTAGGGGTGGTAATTAAAACTTCAAACTGGTTAGTATAAACCGGTTCAAATTTATTAACCGCCGCTTTAGCTGATGTATAATGTGGTAATCCTGCCATTTTTTATTTTATATATTTAGCTTTTTCGTTTTTAATCAAATTAGCTAAACTGTATGAATCCTCCTGAAGCAATACCGCCTGTTCTAGCAACTGTTACTCTGTTGATGAACTTATGGATACCTCTTGCTGGTTCGATGATGATATCGATAATACCGATATTTTGGTCGATAATAGCAGGAGTATTGTTTGAAGAATCCATGATTGTTAAGAAGTTGTAGATACCTCCTACGTTCTTAACACCAGATAGGTAATTATCTACGATCGTTTTAATTTCAAGTCTTACTGAATCTTCGTTGAAATCGAAAACGTAGTTTGCTAAGATATCCTCAACGCTTTCTTCAAGAGTAATAAGAAGATCTCTAACGTGCAAGTTATTAAATGCAGAGTTAGTTCTTTGATATCCTGTTTGGTTACCGAAGATTACCAATCCTATATTTCTCTTTCTAATAATCGGGTTAATTCCGAAAGGCTCTAAGTAATCTCTATCTTCTTGAGAGAAATCATACTCTAAACCTACTAGATTTGAACCTGATAATACCCCTCTTTTTTGTCCAGCCACGATTGAATAAGGTTCGCCTGTAACAAATTTTCTAATAAAGTTGTTACTTACATGTGCTGCTGGAGGAATATTGAAATTCTTTCCGTTTTCTCTAATTGTTAAGAAAGGTCCGAATACACCGCAGAATTTAGCTCCATTATCTTCGTCAGGTAATGTAAATCTGAAAGAAGGATTTAAATCTAAGTTACCTCCGTCTGCAATGTATTTAGCATTGATTAAAGGTGCTGGTTCTGTTGCAGAAGGTGCATCTGTAAATCTTGGATCTATAGATTCCTTGAACTTCTGTAAAGAAGGAGCATTTATTAATGCAAGACATTTTTGTCTATTCTTAGCAAGTAATGCTAATTGAGATTTAGAATTTGTCTTGATCTGTCCGTCAAATGTGTCTACCACATATCTAAAGGTGATAATATTTCTGTCAGCTAAAGTTCTAGAAATGTTAGTTTCAGAAAGAACGTTTAGGATTTCATCTATTCTATCATCAGATCCATTAGGCTTATGTGAAGCTTTAATCTGGAATCCTGGAAGATATGTAAATTTGTAATTATCTATGAAAGAGTGAATTGCTTTGAACTTATTAACTCTTGTTCCTCCATAAACTTTAATAGGTCTATCAGTTTTTACATAGATCGTGTAGTTACCCGGTGATCCTGGAACTGCTACCTTTTTAGATTCTATGATTCTTGTAAGTCTATTAACATCAGTATCGAATAAGTCTGTTTCTGTTGAAACTAGAAGATCTCCAACTTTCAATCCTGATGCTGCAACGTTAGCAACTGTCATTTCTACCTGATTTGATGAAATGATTGAGGTTACATCTACATATTGATTTAAATTTCCTGCGATTGATACCACGTTAACCTGGTCTGAATCTACAGTGTCTCCTGAACCTGTTGCACTTGTTTTATAACTTGTTCCTAAAGCAACTGCAATTTCTTCTGTAGTAAAATCTGTATCAGCATATGTTTTCATTGCTACAGTTTTAAAACCGTCTCTATCTACAGAATTTTCAAATTTAACATACTGTTTTGTAGATCCGTCATATGTTTTGTAGATCACATCATCATCGCTAATTAATCCATTTTTGTGATCCAAATACATTTGAGATTCTTCGTAACCAAAATAGTTGTAATTTCCAACTGTTGGTGAAATAACAACCGGACTTCCAAGTGATCCTGGGCTAGTTTCTACCGGATCGAATCTATCAAAGAAATCCGCTTTACAGAATTGGTAATGTCCATTTCCTATGTTTGTTCCGGCGTAAGGAGAAACTAAAGGAGATGCAGCTTTGAAAAGAGGATGAGACCACTTAATTCTAATTTGAACGTTTCC